GGGGGGCGGTCGGCCCGACGCGCTGGCACGGGGGGACCAGCGGGGGGGCTTGACGTATTCCCTGATTATCGGCACGGCGCAGGAGCGAATTGACGCGCTGCATACTGACACCGATTTTTATATCGTCAATCGTGAAAATGTCGTCTGGCTCGTCGACTATTACAAAAAGAAGTGGCCTTTCGATATGGTCGTAATCGACGAGTTATCGAGCTTTAAGTCCAGTAAGGCGCAGCGCTTTAGGGCTCTTCGGAAAGTCCGAAAATATATCGACCGAATTGTCGGTCTTACGGGTACGCCGGCCCCGAATGGGCTACTCGATCTTTGGTCTCAGGTTTATCTCCTGGACGAGGGCGCGCGGCTTGGTCGAACATTGTCGGCCTATCGCGATACCTACTTCACGCCTGGCAGACGCGGGCCGAATGGAATCGTCTATGACTGGAACTTGAAGGACGGGGCCCGTGAGGCAATCTTTGCGAAACTGAGCGATCTCTGTATCAGCATGGAAACGACGGGCCTTCCTGAACGGCTTACGATTCCCCATGAGGTCAAACTCTCAGAAAAAGCAGCGGCTATGTACCAACAGCTTGAAAGGACTATGCTGCTACCTTTTGCAGACGGCGACGTCGATGCGGCAACGGCTGCGATCTTGACAAATAAGCTCTTGCAGTTGGCCGGCGGCGCAGTCTACGACGAGAACGGTAAGGCCCAGATCGTCCATGACCAAAAGCTCGAGGTCTTAGACCAGCTTATCGAAGAGGCGAACGGTCAACCGGTTTTGGTGTTTTACAACTACAAGCATGAGCTTGATCGGCTGCAAGCGCGGTACCCTCAGGCCGTTCATGTAAAAGAGGAGAATGTCGTTAAGCGGTGGAACGCTAAGGAGATTCCGATTCTTCTCGCAAATCCCGCAAGCGCCGGTCATGGTCTCAATTTACAGTTCGGCGGTCATATCGCGATTTGGTATAGTCCAACTTGGAACCTTGAGTTTTTCCAGCAGGCGAATAAGCGTCTTCACCGGCGCGGGCAGGCTGAGCCCGTTCTCATTCACACGCTCGCGGCGAAAGGCACGATCGACGAACGTATTTACGATATTGTCTTACGAGACAAAGAGGCAGGCCAGAACGCTTTGCTTGAGGCGGTCAAGGCCAGAATCAAGGAGGTAACATGACAGAAGAAGTCTTACAGTCATTATCTGACGACCCGATGGCCGTACTCAATCGCGGCTATCGCGCAAAGGAGCGTATTGCCGCAAGGCAAGAACGCATTGAAGAGTGGCGGCAGATCGCCGAGTCTATTACGGCAAATCCCGAGAACGCTTCGAGCGGCGGCGGTTATCCCACGAGCAAGACTGAGAACTGCGTCGTTGCGATCGTGACGCTGCAGGAGGAAATCAAGGGCGAGATCATGGAGATCGCTGACTTCGAGCGGCAGACCTCTCAGATCATCAAGGAGCTTGTTGAGGACCTGAACTTCAAGACCGTTCTCGAGCTTCGGTATCTCAGCTACCTGCGGTGGGAGGAGATCGCTGTCAGAATGAATTATACATTCAGATGGACTCAGGAGCTTCACCGCAGAGCTTTACTTGCATTGCGGGAGGCCGCCAGTAGCAAAAACAGTGAAGGCAGCAAAACAGAGTAGCAGAAAGCGCTCGAATTCGCTGTCAAATGTGCTATAACAGTATGGAAGGTTTTGGCGAGCACGGCCATTGTCCTTCCTCCTGAAGAAGAGCGGCTGGAAGCAGTCGCTCTTTTCATTTTGCTGCGTTTGGAGGTGGTGAGCGTGGCAGGCAAAATGACTCCGAAGATGCAAAAGTTTGTCGATGAATACCTTGTCGACCTGAATGCGACGCAAGCCGCAATCCGCGCAGGATATAGCAAAAAGACGGCTTACTCGATCGGCGTTTCAAATTTGAAGAAACCCGAAATTCAAGCCGCAATCCAAAAAAGACAAAAATCGGCGGCTGAAAAGCTCGAGATCACACGAGAACGTGTCCTAAAAGAACTCGCTTCGATCGGCTTCGCGAAGGCTACCGACTTTTTGACGATTCAAGGCGGCCGCGTTCTCATTAAAGACTCTGACGACGTGGCCGCTGATAAGCTGGCAGCTCTCGCCTCTGTCAAGGAGGGTATGTATGGCGTAGAGGTCAAACTCGCTGATAAGGCTCGCGCTCTCGAGATGCTTGGTAAATATCTCGGTCTCTTTGATGGGACGAATCCGGAGGGCGATACGCAGAAGAATAACCTCTTTGAGGCGATCGCCGGCGCTGCAGAGGGGGGAATCGATCTAAATGAAATACCAGAGATTCAGTCCTCGGCAGACGTTGACGCTGACGTGGTGGAAGAGACCTGAGTTTGCAGACTACGACGGTATTCTCTGCGACGGCTCTATCCGATCGGGCAAGACGGTCTCGATGGCGGTCGGCTTTATCCTTTGGAGTATGTACTCCTTCAATAATGAGAGCTTCGCCATTTGCGGCCGCACGATCGAGTCGCTGCGCCGCAATGTGATCGTGCATTTGCCCTCCTGGCTTGAGGGTCTTTTCAAGGTAACCGAGCGACGCGCTGAGAATAAGCTGATTATCTCGGTCGGCGGTCACAGCAATACCTACTACCTCTTCGGAGGTCGTGACGAATCCAGCTATACGCTTGTTCAGGGCATGACTCTGGCCGGCGTTCTTTTTGACGAGGTTGCGCTTATGCCGCGGTCCTTCGTCGAGCAGGCTCTCGCCCGATGCTCAGTCGCGGGGAGCAAGTTCTGGTTTAACTGCAACCCCGAAGGCCCCATGCACTGGTTCTACAAAGAATGGGTGCTTGAGTGCAAGCGCAGGAACGTTCTTCATCTGCATTTTACGATGGCTGACAACCTCAGCCTTTCCGAGAAAATCAAGCAGCGCTACGAGGGTATGTATACGGGCGTTTTCTACGCGCGGTATATCCTCGGAAAGTGGACGAAGGCTGAGGGCCTGGTTTATCCCTTCTTTGACGCGAAAAAGCACATGATCGATGACGACCTCTCGAGCGGTCGTTATTACATTAGCTGCGACTATGGCACGCTCAACCCGTGCGTCTTCGGGCTTTGGCGCGTAAAAGGCAATTCGGCCTTCATGGTGAAAGAGTATTACTACGACGGCCGCAAGAAGGGCAAGCAGAAGACCGATGAAGAGTATTATGCCGATCTTGAGGCCTTCGCAGATGGTTACTTGATTGAGCAAGTCGTCATTGACCCTTCGGCCGCGTCCTTCAAGGAGACGATCAGACGGCACGGCAAATTCAGTGTCAAGAACGCAAAGAACGACGTGCTTGACGGTATTCGCGATACTGGAACAATGCTGCAAGCCGGCTTGCTCCATTTCAATAAGACGTGTGTCAATACGAAAGCTGAGTTTGGCGCGTATGCGTGGGACGAAAAGGCTTCGAGTGACGCCGTGATTAAAGAGAACGACCACAGCATGGACCAAATGCGGTATTTTGTCCGCACGATTATGAAACGCGAGGTGAGGGCGTATGGCATTAAATAACCTTTGGGGAAAGCTCGGTGCATTTTCGAGAAATGTGCTTGTGCCTTCTAACGTGATTTATAAGAGTTTCGATGCGGACCCGCTCGTCAGCGATAAAATGTCTCGCGCCATTAGTCGGTGGTACGGCATGTACGTCGATAAGCCCGAGTGGGCCGACGACGAGGTCAAACCTCTCGGCCTTCCGCGAGCGATCGCGAAGGAGTTCGCGCAGGTTGTCTCTTCGGAGATGACGATCACGGCTGACGGTGGTCCTCGCGCTGACTTTATCAACGAGCAGTTGGCTCGCTTCCAGTCGAACGTGCAAAACAGCATCGAGCTTTGTATGGCCCTTGGCGGTCTGGCCTTCAAGCCGTATGTCTCAGGTGGAAACGTCTTTATCGACAGTACGAGCGCCGCGTCCTTTATCCCTCTCCGCTTTGACGATGGGGATAACTGCGTCTCTGGCGTGTTCAAGAGTCAGCCGGTCAAGGTTGATAAGAGTTACTTCGTCAAGCTCGAGTACCATGACTTCGCCAACGGCGTCTATACGATTCGTAACAAGGCCTTTACCTCTGACGAGAACGGTATCACAGGCAGCGAGGTCGAGCTCGGTCGCGTTCTCGAGTGGGCCGCCATTCCCGAAGAGGTTCAGATCAAAAATGTAGAAAAGCCGCTCTTCGGTTACTTCACGCCGCCTGTCAGCAACAACATTGATACCGCGTCCAGCTTGGGCGTCTCTATTTATGGCGGTGCGACCGAGGACCTGATTCGTGACGCCGATGAACAGTGGGCGCGCTTCCTCTATGAATTTGAGAGCGCCGAGCGTAAGATCATCGGCACGCCCGAGGCGATCTCTGGCTCGCTGCCTGGCAGTAAGGCAAATCCCTTGCTCGGCGATCGGCTCTTCATTCAAATGCCGTATGACTCGGACGACTTCTTCAAGGAGTTCTCCCCAGCGCTTCGGCACGCAGGCTACTACGAGGGCTTGCAGGCGATCTTGCGCCGCATTGAGTTCAATACCGGCCTTGCTTACGGCGATCTCTCCGACCCCGCGACTGTGGAAAAGACCGCGACCGAGGTCATGTCCGCGAAAATTCGCAAGTTCAACACAGTCAAAGCTCTTGAAGATCGCTTCAAGGCTGCGCTCGAAAACGCGGTCTACGGCGTTGACGTGTACGCCACTCTCTACGGCCTTGCGCCCCGCGGAGAGTATGAGCTCTATATCGACTTTGACGATAGTATTCTCACCGATAAGGACGCCTTGCGTGAACGTGACCGCCAGGACGTTCGCGACGGTCTTATGCAGAAGTGGGAGTACCGCGTCAAATGGTACAACGAGACCGAAGAAGTCGCGAAGAGCATGTGTCCCGTAGAGTCTACGGCGGACCCCTTTAATCTCGGCTGATGCTGACGCCTGAATACCTGGCGGCTACTCCGGACGCTCTTGTTGAGCTTTATGGGAAGATCGAGCAAGACATTCTTGCGAATATGGCCGAACGCATCGCGAAGTATGACTACTACATTCCCGCGGTCCAGCATCAACACCAGCGTCTTCGGGCGATGGGGATGCTTGAGACCGAAATCGAGCAGCAGCTTGCCGCTCTCACAGGAAAGACCCAGGCTGAGCTCAAAAAGCTCATGGCACAGGCCGTTGACGAGGCGCTTACCTCTGACGCAAAAATCTATGCGGCTGCAGGCATGGGTGACGTTGACCCTCTCGCAGTTGCCGGCGTTCGCGAGGCGCTGCAAAGCGGTCTTCGGCAAACAAGCGGAATCTTCCGCAACTTGACTCGCACGACCGCGAACACGGCGGCAAAGCAATTTGAAGACGCTCTTGATCGGGCCTGGCTGCAGGTCACGTCAGGGGCGTTTGACTATAATACCGCGATCAGAAATGCGGTTAAGGACCTCGCACGGACCGGCGTTCAGTCGATCACTTATCCTTCAAGCCATGTGGACACGATCGAAACGGCTGTTCGCCGCGCGGTCGTTACCGGCGTCAATCAGCCCGCCGCCAAACAACAGCTCCCGCTCCTG